TATCTATAGACTCATATACAATTTGATCATTTGTTTCCGATTCTTTATAATATGTTTTAAACAAATTAGACTCCTTTGTACTAGTCGTATCAAATTTATTTAAAATATTGTCTATTGACAAATTCAATGTATTAGTTGATTTTAATTTCAAATAAGTATCTGAATTATTGGGTTTTACATGACTTAAAAACAATAAATTAGGCATAACAAGTCTTTGAACATGTAAACCAATTATATTTTTATATGAATTCATTGTATATGCTCCAGTTGTCTGTTCAATTAAAGAACTAATTTTTGGATGCAAATTAATTTTGAAATTAAACAAACTAGAACTTGCAAAATCTCGATCAGCTGAAGATACATGTACAGAAGATCGTACCTGTTTTTGCGAAAAAGTTGATGTGATAGGTTGCTTGTATTGAAACATTTGTCCTAAACCATTTTGATGATATTTAATGCTATCTTCGCTTCCACTATCACTCTCACTCTCACCGCTTTCATTTTCATTTTCATTTTCACTTTCATTCATAATATATTTTTGTCGATACATTAAATTTTATAAGCTATTTTAATTCTTAAATTTAGATGTTAAATGGAGTCGGTTTATTACGATTGCAAGATGTGGGTGGCATGTTGCATTTTTGAATGTTCATAGGGGGAGGCAATGCTACCGGTTTGTAACGAATCATTTGACAAGGTTGTAAATGAATTGGCTGAGTATTAATACGTCTCTGGTGGTCATTTCCATAGGGAATTGAATTTACATTGCATCTTCCGCCTGCATTCATAGGACACGCAGATTGATGTTTTTTAGAAGGACAATCTGAATTTTTTCGTGTTTGACCACGAAGATCATTTTCTAAGTCTACTAAATTTCCTGCAATTTGAGAAACATTATTACCACCAACTAGACCTAATTGCATACGGCATTTGTTGCAATTGTCAAATTTTGTGGTGTCTAATGTATATGATAAAGGAGATGTACTTTGTTTGATTGCTTGCTCATAAGCACATGTGTCATATCTTAAGCGATTGGAACTCATTATGTATTTTATATTTATCCTTAGAAAAAATTATACACCGACTGAAATAGAAAAAATAAGATGTTCTTAAAAAATTATCCGATACATTTTCATTTAATTTTATTTAATTTCATTTCATTTTATTCTATTTGCTCCTGTCGCACTTGTCGCTCCTGTCGCACTTGTCTATGGTATCTTCTCATTATCATACTTATTGAACGTTGTTTCATTATCATATATTCACGGCGTGATATATTTATTCTCTTCGCAAAATTCAATATACTATACAATGTAAACAAGCTAGGGAGTACGACATAATAGAAATGTTAACACTTGTAATTTATGAACTAAACTTAAAAATAAAATAACGGATTTACATTCAAAGATGATAAAACAAGACAGTGATTTGATTAAATCTATTTTAATTTCGTCAGAAGATACGGATTTTTTATTTCCCTACGTTTCTCCTGTACACATGAAAAAAACAATTTCTGAAATATTGCAAAAAACAAATATTGATTTGAAACCTTCAGAGATAGATAATATTTGTAACACATGCATTGATCATAATTGGCAACCGATACAATCGGAACATTTAAAACACATTAAAATAGGCGACTGTCTTCGTTATATAGAATTCTATAACAATGTCCTATTTGTAGAAACATCTATAGATTATTACGATCATAATATAAAAAATTCTTCTATTAAGAAATGCATGAATGGATATGTTATTCGTTTGGAAAACAATCAAGTTACACTAAAACAAGGTCGACTTGTTTGGAATGTTCTTTTATCAAATAAATTATGGTTTTATAAATTTTCTAAATTGCACCAAAAAAAACATTTATTCAAAAATGCAATTCGTTGAAAGATTGCTTTCCATTAATTTTGAAATCAAATACACATTAAGTAACTCAGATAAAACACTGACTTCTAAATATTCTGAAACTTTTAACAATTCAATTAGTTCATATTCTGTTTTTGATTGAAAGAAATTAGTATACCAATTGGAAAACATTTTTCGAAAATTAAACATACTCATCAATTTCTCTTTTGCAATCGTCAAATACGGATGTAATTTATAATGATTTAAAAACAAAACAAGTTGTTTAATCTGAAATGTTGTACATTGAACACATATTTCTTCACATTCTTCTTCTTCTGTGTCATGCATACATACATCAACTATTTTGCGCAATAATGAAGAATATTGCAATATGTCTTTATCTAGCAATTCTTGATGAACGTACTCTTCATTTTTCAACTTGTATTTCATATTGAGTTTTATTGAGTTTTATTGAGTTTTATTGAGTTTTCACGAAATAAAAAAGAATTTGAAAACATTCAATAAATCATTTTTTCTTGATACCAAATTAAACGGATTACTGTTATTTTTGTCTTTTAAATTCTCTTTTTTGTCTATATATAAATAAAGAATTACAACCAATCATTCCAAAACAATGTCACTCAACGAAGAAACGGAAACAATTACCTCTTCCAATAGTGGAGATAATGATTCACGAATGAATTCATACAATTTATTCGTAAAAAACAATTCACAAAACGTTTCCAATTCTAAAATAAAAGAATTGTTTGAAAAACATTTTGGAGAAGTAGACAAAATTGTCATGACAAAAAAAGATAATTTTTTTGTTTATTTTAAGAATTGGGAACATAATGACTTTACATTGAAAATTCAAAAACAAATTTTACTCAGTGAAACATTTTACATTAGAGAATCTAATATTGATTTTGAATGTCAACATATCATTCCACAAATAAAAACAGACACAAACGAAATATTGTCTATTTTCATTCAAAATACAAAAGACTTTTCAAAAACAGATTTAAAGAATGCATTGGAAAAAGATTATGGATTTGTAAGGAAAATTGATATGAAAAAAGATAAAAAAGGAATTCCTTGCGCATTTGTCCATTTTAATAAATGGTACACTACCACATTTGCATCGTTTGTACAAAGTGGATTGGAAAACAATCAATCTTTTACATTGTCGCTTTCTCCGGAAAGCAGTAAGGAAGAATGTTTTATTTTGAAATTTTATCGCAATTTTTCAAAGTCAAACATTTCAAGCCCTAAGAACAATCATTCAAATTCGAATCCTATTAAGAATAATTTATCTAATTTTCCGACTTTTGTTTCTTCTCCGTATTCAAACGTGCCTCACTTAGGAGAAACATTATATTCACCAAAATCACATAATGTACCACCTTACCCTGTTACAAATTCGCCACAACAAATTAGTCGACTGGCACCAATACAGACATCGTTTTCAAACCCCAATTTAGACAATGAAGCAACTCGTTTTACAAGACCGTATTACATTAGTTCAAACCAGCAAAAATACAAATTATTTGAAGCATTGAGAAATACCAACGATCATTTACAATATATTATCAAAGAAAACAACCAAATATTATTAGAGTGCCAATATGAAACATAATACATTTTTTTTTATCTTTGAGTTATTGTAAAAATGAATTTTAAAATTGTAATCATTTTTATTGTTTCTTTTATTGTTTCTTTTATTTTCTTTCATTATTTCTTTCTTTCTGAGACAAATAAAAAGTATGAATCTTTTGATGGAACAGTCGATGATGTTATTTACTCTGGAAAAGAAAATCATGATTGGATTTCACTTGTTTCTGATGAGAGAATTTCTAATTATAAAAAAAATATCATCGATAGAGACCAATATCTGCTTTTAAAAACTCTTGATCCAGAAAACACAGACAATCAACTATATTCCAGAGTACCAACGCCAACAAAGGACCATGTAACTTGTCCGAATTCAAACGCATGTAATAAATTTTGTCAGGATAAAATTCTTCGGAACAAAAAATGCTCTTCTACATGTCTAAGTCAATTAATTGACATAACCCCACCAATTGAATTCAAAAGATATGACATTCGTGAAAAGAAAAGACAATGTATGTTGCCTCCAAATACTATTTTAAAAAACAATAATTTACATACATTTTCACGAGTGTGTCCATCCAATCAAAATATTCCTACAATATAATTATACATGTCTCAAAATATTTACTTGCATGTTTCACAAGATGATTTTACAGATTACCATCTGCATATTGTAAAACAACCACAACCACAACTACAAACATCTCGATCAAATCAATCTTCACATTTTGTACCACCACCTTCATTTACTTCAATGAATAATATACCAGCGAATTCAATAGGTACTACAGAAATAGCGTCGGTATATACTGTACGCAATAATCGTAACGGAAACAATTTGCCATCTACTGAAGTATCATCATCTAGTCAAAGTCCCGGATCTGGATCCATCGGAATAGCAACAGCAACAATACCTCTTTCATCATTCGCCCCTGGATTACTTCATACTGCCGTAAATAATAATACAGCGTCGTCTATATCGACCGAACGAACATCCCCTATTCATACACAAGACCCTTCAACTTCAACAAATCAACGATTATATACAACCCCTGTTCCTCGAAATACATACTTGAACAATATTGTAGATATGGCATTTCAAAATATTTTTAATGATTTGACAACACAAAATGTAGAATTTACTTTCAATGTCGAAGATGACGATCCTAATCGTGCAGCAAATGTTCAAGACATCAATGCAAATAGTGATTTGTATGTTTTTACTATTGAAGAAGAAGAAGAAGAAGAGAATTTGGAATGTACTATATGTCAAAGTGAATTTCAGAAAAACGATATTGTTCGTAAATTGAAATGCAACCATCATTTTCATGTGAGTTGTATCGATAAATGGTTTGAAACACATTCCACATGTCCAACTTGTCGCCAACAAATTAACGGAGAAACGTCAACTTGATTGTTAACCGTTATATAAAGAATAAACGTATTTATTAAAGATATATATTATGAGTTTTGAAGTATCAACAACAACACCAGCGAAAAAAACACGTGGTAGAAAAACAAAAGCAAACAATGTTGTACTTTCTTCTTCTTTACAAAAAGACTTATCTATGAGTGCTTCTGTCACAAACTAGAAAAATAATGAACAAATTCTTGAAGAAAAAAAAAGAAAGACAACCAAGATAAGTAAAAAGAAAACTCCAATTGTAGCAGAAGAATCTTTTGGAATTGAAAACGAAGATAACTTAAATTCTGGACAAACTTCATCTTCTCTTTCATTTTCAAATTCATTTATTCTACATTTGAATGTATCCAAAACACTATTAAATGATGATTACGAAAATATGTCTTCTTACCAAAAACGACATGATACATTAGAAAAAGACATGTTTCGATATTCACCGAATATTGTATTGCCACAACCTTACGATACATTTGAAGACGATAACAACAATACAGATTCTGTTCCGTGTCCATTGAATCAAGACGAAAAATTAAGTATCGATAGAAAACTTTCCAATATTCAACAAAAAGAACAATTTCATACCGAATCATTCAAAGAATTGAAGAAAAATGGGTTGTACAGTGTATCTTACTCAAATCAACAAAATGATACAAAAGACAATGAAAATTTTATCAAAAATTGTTGGTGGTGTTGTGAAACTTACCATTCAACTACGTCTTGTACATTACCAATCCGAAAATTATTCAATGGATTTATCACAATTGGTACGTTTTGTTGTCCAGAATGCACAGTTGCTTATTTATTTGATAGCGGACATAAATATGGAGACGTTTTCAAACAATATTCTTGGTTACATGAATTATACCAACGCAAAGAAGACAATGACGTACTGAGCATAGAAGCAGCTCCGCCTCGTGAATGTTTACAAAAATTCGGGGGACCCTACACAATTGACGTGTATAGACAAAAATTGACAGATTACAATACACATTACCAAACCACAAACCATCCTCTTTTACCTATGAACGGTTTTACTGACGAAATTGTTGTGGAATACAAAAATAGTAAATCATTCTTTCCGATGAATCAAGAAAGAATGAATAAAGCATGCTCAGATTTGAAGTTGAAAAGAAAAAAAATTAAAAAAAACGAAAATACTCTCGAAGAAATTATGCAGCTTAAAATTTCTTAATTATTTATTTACTCATAAATTTTATTTTATATTTATTTTCTATTTTATTGATTATTTTTTTTGTGGAAATGTCATATAATGCTTTTCCATTTTCTAAATCTTGATACTTTGTTAATTGCAAATTCATTTCATTGGCAATGTCTTTTTGCGTTTTTTTCTTATTCATACGAAATTTCATAATTTCGGTTCTTAATGCTATTGATATTTTCGGAATTGTTACCGCTTCATCTGCATTTTCAATTTTACGATGATGTGCATTCAAATCATTCGTTGTTTTTTTAATTATGTCTTTTTCTACAGGATTTTTATTTTTTGAATATGAAGAGCCTATGCTTAAAGTGTTAAAATCTTGATGATCCATTTTATATTTCTACTATATTTGAAAGATAAAATAATTTAAATAATGAACTTGGTATTTTACTCAACGATAAATCATTAATAATTTTCGAACGTCATGTAGTATATCTACTATAAACGATTCACATATTCTTATATGCAAACGATATTCGGATAATTTACTTACAGCAATTTGACAATCTGCTTATGAGAATTTCCGTTCCACTATCTCTATCGAAACCTATAACTCTACCTAAAGTCCTAGAACAATCATCAAGCGTTTAAAGTCTGATAAGATAAATTTACAGCCCAGGAACTCTGGCTGCCAAGAAATTATTCTTGGAAAAGTTTTTAGTTTTATGTCGGTCA